TAAATATTAAGTGAATAAATACTAACATGGCAACCTACTTTGGATTTTCTACAATTGATAACAGCAAAAAGTTTAGACTAGTTGATTACGAACTAGTTAAACGTGATGTGCTGAATAGCCTCTTGATCAAACAAGGTGAAAAGTTAGGTAACCCTAGTTATGGAACCAATGTGTGGGGTTTAATATTTGAACCGCAGACTGATTCAACTATGAAAGATCTAGAACACGAAATGCGTAGAACAGTTGAGCAAGACCCTAGAGTTAAAGTAGATGATCTACAGGTATATCCACAGCAAAATGGTGTACTAGTAGAACTTTTTGTCACAGTATTACCTACAACAGAAAAGCAAAGACTAAGCCTTTTCTTCAACCAAGAAACCCAATCCGCTAACATAGTATAATAATATACGCAGTTATCTAAAGTGATAAATACTTGATAACAACGAGATTACTATGGCCAAGACTACAAGACAAACAGCAATATTTGGAGCAGAGGACTGGAAAAGACTGTATAAGACTTTCCGTGAAGCTGATCTCCAAAGTTACGATTTTGAAACCCTACGAAAAAGTTTCATAGATTACCTTCGATTATACTATCCAGAAACATACAATGACTACACAGAGTCAAGTGAATTTATTGCACTATTAGACTTAATGGCCTTTATGGGTCAAGGTCTTGCATTTAGAAACGATCTAAATGCCCGTGAAAACTTCATTGACACAGCAGAGCGTAGAGACTCAGTAGTTAAACTAGCAAACCTAGTAGGGTACAGTCCAAAGCGTAATGAAGCAGGACAGGGTTACTTAAAAGTATTAGGTGTGTCAACGACAGAATCTGTAACAGACGTTAACGGGTTTAATCTTTCAGGAGTTAGAGTTAATTGGAATGATTCAACAAACCAAGACTGGTACGAACAATTTACATCTATAGTAAATGCAATTGTATCTGACAGCCAAAGAGTAGGTAGACCTGGTAATACACAAAGTATATTAGGTGTAACCACAGACGAATATGAATTAAATGTTGTAGATGGCTTTTTGCCTGTAGTTCCGTTTGATGGAACAGTAGATGGTACAAATATGTCATTTGAAGTTGTATCAGCAACATCATCAAACAAAACTTACATATATGAACCAGCACCGCAACCAAATGGTCCTATGAGTATGTTATATAGAAACGACAAGCTAGGTTACGGTTCTTCAAACACAGGATTTTTCTTTTACTTCAAACAAGGCGGATTAATTAGCCAAGACTTTGCAGTTTCAGAAAGGATATCTAACAGAACTGTTGACATTAATGTTGAAGGAATTAACCAAAGCGATGTTTGGGTATACGAAGTTACAAATACCAATACATTAACTGAATGGACAAAAGTAGAAAGCATATATGGCGTAGGAGCTACTCCAGTAACTAACGGACAACAGCGTACTGTATATTCAGTAACTGCTGGAACAAACGATCAAGTTCATTTACGATTTGGTGACGGTGTATTTGCTAAAGTTCCAGTTGGCACATTCAGAACATATGTAAGACAGTCAAACGGATTAGACTATATTATTACTCCGGACGAATTACAAAATATTACAATCTCAATACCATACGTTAGTCGCAATGGTCGTAACGAAACAGCAAGTTTTGTTTTAGGACTGCAACAACCTGTAACTAATGCTAAACAAAGAGATTCAATTGATGATATTAAAACTCGTGCTCCAGCGAGATTCTATACACAGAACAGAATGGTCAACGGTGAAGATTATAATAACTTCCCTTACACACAGTTTACATCAATACTAAAATCTAAAGCACTTGGTCGTTCGAGTATTGGTATTAACAGACAATTGGATTTATTAGATCCAACTGGTAAGTACTCATCAACAAATGCGTTTGCTAGCGACGGTATGTTCTATAGAGACTATACTCTACCTAACTTTACATTTACGTTTGTTGATACAAATGATATTGCATCAGTAATTACTAATCAACTTGAATCAACTATTGCGTCAAGACCAATGGTGCATTTTTATAATGATAAGTTTGTAAGACCAAGTTATGCGTCGACAGATATTATCTGGCAACAAAGCACAGCATCAACTAATTCAAGTTCGGGCTACTTTAAAAATGCCGCAGGTAATCCTATAGCAGTTGGACCAATTGCTACCAGTAATACTCGTTATATCGAACAAGGTGGATTGGTTAAAATAGAACCACCAAGTGGTTACTTCTTTGATGCCAACAACAGATTAAAAGCAGGAGCACCAACAGGTGCCAATGAGAGATTAGTTCTTTGGGTAACAGTGTCTAGTCTAACATTAGACGGCACAAGTTTTGGCGGCGGCAATCTAGCTGATGGTAGCGGACCTGTTGTATTAAATGATTTCATACCTACTGGTGCAATCCCAACTGAAGTAATTCCTAAATTTGTAACAGACATACCGTCAGCGACAGAAGCGTTAATGATCGACCAAGTTGAATTATATAGAAACTTTGGTCTAGGATACGATAACACAACTGCTACATGGTATATTATATCATCTGATAATTTACATCAGGATGCAGAGTTTAGTACAAATTACGCTAAAGACACAAACAGACTACAACGAGATGCATCATGGTTAGTGCAGTTTACTACAGACGGATCAACATACACAGTCAAGTATAGAACATTAAACTATTACTTTGCATCAGTGACTGAGAATAGATTTATATTTGATTCCAATGATGCAATATACGATCCTAAGACAGGACGAACAGTTAATGATTTTGTTAATGTAATTAAAACCAACAGCAAACCTGACAGTAATGCATCATTGACCAGCGATATTAAATTAGATATTATTGGTCAGGAAGTAGAAACAGATGGATTTGTTGACAACTTTAAAGTATTAGTAAGTTATGCTGATAGCGATAGTGATAACATTGCAGATAACCCTGACATATTTACAGACATAGTTGCTCCTGCAACAAACGCAACAACCAAAGTTACGTTTTTACAGAGAACCATTGACTTTGATAACTTAGAAAGATACGTACCAATAGCGAGTGGAACAGTTAATATATTGTATGCAACATTATCAGCAATAGAATTAGTTAAAACAGAATATCTAACTGGCCAGGTGTTTTATGCGTCTACAGATAAAAAGTTTTACAAACTAACAGTTGTTGGAACAACCTACACACTTACACAAACAACAGAGTATCAAGTTAATACTGGAAGACAGGATTTGTATTTCCAATACAAACATAATTCAAGTAACAGTAAGAGAATTGATCCTGCAATAACAAACATTATTGATTTATATCTAGCGACTAGTTCGTATTATACCCAATATCAAAATTGGCTTAGGGATTCTACTGCTACAGTTACTAAACCTCTTGCTCCAACAATTGACGAGCTTTCAATTGCATATGCTACACTACAAGATTATAAAATGATCAGTGACAATGTAATTTTAAATTCTGTAAAATTTAAACCATTGTTTGGTAGCAAAGCGGCAACAGAACTTCAGGGCGACATTAAAGTTATTAAGTATGCAAATTCAGTAGTGTCAACAAGTGAAATTAAATCACGTGTTGTTGAGGCACTTAATGAATACTTTACTATAGACAAGTGGGACTTTGGTGATACATTTTACTTCTCAGAATTGTCAGCATACCTACATTCTGAGTTAGGTGACATAGTAAGTTCAGTTGTGCTAGTTCCTAAAGACCCAACAAAGAGCTTCGGTGACTTATACGAAATACGATCAGCACCTGACGAAATATTTGTAAATGCGGCTTCGGTAGATAGTATTGTAGTCATTGACGCACTAACTTCTAGTGCATTAAGAACAGCAACTAATAGTGGAATAATTTAATGATAACAAGAACACGCACAGTTGACCTACTACCTGAGATATTTAGGACAGAGACCAACAAAAAATTCTTATCAGCTACATTGGACCAGATGGTTCAACCAAGCAAGCTTCAGCGTGTTGAAGGTTACATAGGTAAAAAGAACGGCCCAGGAGTAAGTGCAACTGACAGTTATGTTCTTGAACCAGACACCACAAGAGCAAACTACCAGCTTGATCCATCAGTGGTTTATAAAATACCAAACACTACAAGAACAAAAGACCTAACTACATATCCTGGATTGATAGACGCTCTCAATGTACGCGGTGCAAAAACAAATAAACATGATCGTTTGTTCTCAAGTGAATTTTACGCATGGGATCCATTTGTTGATTATGATAAGTTTATTAACTTTGGCCAATACTATTGGTTAGCAGGTGGTCCTGACCCAGTTAATGTGCAAGCTACAGATATAGGACTCACTAACGACTTTACAGTTGGAAGAACAACAAGCGGGTATACGTTATCGGGAACAGCAGGACAAAATCCAACAATTACCTTAGTAAGAGGCGGTAACTATACATTTGAAGTAGAGCAGTCAGACAATCCCTTCTGGATACAAACAAATCCCGGAGCAACTGGTGTAATACCTGGACAAGAAAATATTTCAAGTAGAGATGTACTTGGCGTTACTAACAACGGTGAAGACAACGGTATAGTAGAATTTAATGTTCCGTTAAGTACAGAACAAAATGAATTCTACACAATGACTGACTTAGGCACAGTTGATCTAACAACTGACTTAAGATTTGATCAAATCAACAATGTCTATGTAGATGTGTTCTTAGATGAGCATAAAGGAATTGACTCAATAAGTGATTTAGAAAATCGCACAGTTATATTCTTAAATAAAAACACAGATAGCGACAGTGCATTTAGTGGCTGGAGAGTTACAGATAGATTTGATTCAACTACTACTGGGTATGATGATGGAGTATTTGATGCAACAACTGATGTTACTACACAAGCACAACGATACGGAGTATGGAAAATACAGTATCAAATTGATGCCAGTGAACCAACTAGACCATATATGGTATTATCAAGAGTACTAGACGTACCTAATCTGAATAAGTTTGAAATACAATACGGAACACTTAATGCTTCTAGATATTTTTACAAATCAGCTGAGGGATATTTTGAACCTCAACCTTTATTAACAGCAACACGTGATATACTTTATTATCAAGATCAAACTGATGCTACTAAATTTGGTGTAATCAAAGTAGTAGATGAAATAGATGCTACCTTGTTAGATGTTGAAGACGACATTGTAGGCAAAGTAAATTATACTTCTCCCAATGGAGTTACATTTACCAATGGATTAAAAGTACAATTCCGCGGTAGAACAGCACCTGCTATCTATCAGGATCAAACGTATTATATTGAAGGTGTAGGTACTGCAATTCAATTGCTTGCAGAAACAAATTTTCAAACTCCAGAACCGTTTTTAGATGATGAAACATTACCATTTGATACTACTGCTTTTGATAGCGGACCATATGATTCAAGTTTGAATGCACCTAAGAGTCAAGATTACTTTACAATTAACAAAGCTAGTAAAGATCTTAACCCCTGGACTAGAACCAACCGTTGGACACACATTGACGTTATTAACAAAACAGCAGAATATAATAATACAATTGCAAATTTAGATCAAACTGTAAGAGCTAAACGTCCTGTATTAGAATTTAAAGCAGGCCTAAAACTGTTTAATTTTGGAACAGAAGGCAAGGCACCAGTTAACATAATTGACTTTAATCAAACAGATGCCCTCAGTAACGTTAATGGAAAAACAGGATATAGTTTAGACGGTTACAACCTAGTAGACGGAGCAAGAATTATATTTGCTAATGACACAGACCCTGAAGTTAGAAATAAAATTTATCAGGTTTCTATAATAGATGAAGACGGGGTAACTAGTACTAGTAAAATAATTAATCTAACTGTAGCAACAGACGGGGAAATAGCTACTGACAACACAGCATACTTGCTTAGTGGGTCAACACTGCAAGGCAAGAGCTATAGGTACACAGGCATTGTTTGGACAGAAACACAACAAAAAATAAAAGTTAATCAGGCACCGTTATTTGATATATTTGACAGCACAGGCAACAGTTTAGGTAGTCAAACAGCTTATCCAAGTACAAACTTTACAGGCACTAAGTTATTTTCATATGCTGAAGGTTCAGGAGCACTAGATCCAATATTAAATCAGAGATTAAAATATCTCAGTATTAATAATGTAGGAGACATTGTATTTGATAACAATTTAGAAAGTGATACTTTTGTTTATACGTCAGACTCTGTTAGTAATACCTCAGGTATTAATGTTGGATTTGCTCACGCTTATTCAGATAGGACTACATTTGAAAAAGAACTAGGATGGAAAAAACATCTTAACAAATCAATACAGTCACAGATAATAGCATTTACCTATACAGGTGTGCCTTTGGTATGTGACATTCCAGCCAAAGCAGTAACAGATAATGCAGTTGTTGTATTTGTTGATAATGTATTTTATAACTTAAACAAATACACTTACATAACTACAGAAGATCAAACAACAATAACATTTGCATCTGACCATGTACCGTCAACCGGTGCAAACATTGAAGTGCGTATTATTAGTGATGTTGTTAGCAAAACAGGATTTTATCAAATACCAGACAACCTAGCTAATAATTCACCTAATAACACATTCACTACAGTTACGTTAGGTACAGTAAGAAATCATTATGTTGATCTAGCACAGAATATTCCAACTCTTTCAGGTGCAGTGTTAGGTATCACCAATGTTAGAGATTTAGGAGATGTTGTACCTTACGGTAATAGAATAGTGCAACAAGGCTCACCGATAGAGCTAGCTACTACGTTTGTTAGAGATTCTAATATTAACTTCTTTGACTCAATGGCATACGCAGGCACAGAATACGAAAAGTATAAAAACAAAGTAATTGATGCTATTGCAAAAAATGACTTTTTAGGAACAACCGCACAGAAATTAGATAAAGCATTAGCGTATGTTAACGCTAGCAAAGAATCAACACAGCCATTTTACTGGAGCGATACTATTCCTTCCGGTGACGTGTATGCCGAAGCAACTTACACAATTACAGCAATTGATGACGAAGTCTTTGACCTAACAACAATATATGATTTTACAAAAGCAAACTATAAAGGTCTACTAGTTTATAAAAATGATATACAATTAATAAAAGATATTGATTACTCAGTGGCAATAGATGGTGCTAGATTAACAATACATGCTGTGCCCACCGGTCTTGCAACTCTAGTAGCAGGCGATGTGGTTAAAATTAGAGAGTATGCAACAACATACGGAAGTTATGTACCAAGCACTCCTACCAAGTTAGGATTATATAAAAAATACAAACCTGAGATATATTCAGATGACACCTATGTTACTGAAACAAACGTAATACTAGGACACGATGGTTCAAAAGTACTAGCATGGGGTGATGACCGAGACAACATACTTTTAGAGTTTGAGAAACGCATCTACAACAACATCAAATGGACAGGTGATATTCCGTTGTGTGCTGAAGATGTTGTGCCGGGTAAGTTTAGAACAACTGATTATACTGAAGAAGAAATTACAGAAATACTAGGAACTAGTTTCTTAACTTGGGTAAGCTGGAATAGATTAGATTATAAACTACAAGATTTTGAGCAAGACGACACACGGACTTGGAATTACTCAAAAGCTAATGATACTCTAGATGGCGAGCTATTACCAGGACACTGGAGAGGAGTGTTTAACAAATACTATGACACAGATCTTCCACATATAAGACCATGGGAAATGATAGGCTTCTCAGAACAGCCAATTTGGTGGACAAGCAAATACGGCCCTGCACCATATACATCAGGCAACCGTGTTTTATGGGATGATTTAGCCGCTGGACGTATCTGGGACGGTGTTGATACATACTCAGTAGATACTAAATTTATAAGAACTAATTTAACAAAAGTTATTCCAGTAACTGATGAAGGTGCAATAAAAACACCATTTGATGTTATGGTTAAAAACTATGACAATCTAAGTCTTAAAAAATCATGGGTACAAGGGGATCAAGGTCCGGTAGAATCAGTCTGGAGGAAATCTAGTTCATACCCATTTGCTGTAATGAGATTGTTGGCATTAACTAAGCCAGCAGAGTTTTTTGCTCTTAACGCAGACAGAGACTTATACAAATACGATACTGCTCTAGGACAATACCTTTATAACGGTAGAACAAGAATTAAATCAAGCGATATTAGTATATACGGTGAAAACAATCCTAAACATTCATATATCAATTGGTCAGTTGACTTTGCTCGTAAGCAAGGAATCTCGACTAGCACAGAAATTGCAGAACTGTTGTCAAATATTGAAATACAATTAACATATAGACTAGCTGGATTTAGTGATAAAGAGTATTTAAAAATCTTTACAGAAAAGACAAGCCCAAATTCAAACAACACAAGTTTGCTATTACCAGACGAAAGCTATGAAGTATTCTTGTACAACAATGAAATATTTGATCAAGTTGAATTTAGTTCAGTTATTATACAAAAAACAGCAGACGGATACGCAGTCTATGGTAACAGTAAACTACAGCCATACTTTACTATATTCACTAGCATACCAAATGGTAATTATAAAACTATAAAAGTTGGTGCTAAAGATGTAAGAGTATCATCTGACTTTAGTGATACTGAAGTAAAAATACCATATGGTTATGTGTTTACTAATACTAGTACACTAAGTGACTTTTTAATAAGTTACGGCCGTTGGTTAGAATCTAAAGGCTATGTGTTTGAAGCTAGAGAAAATGATTATTTACTAGACTGGTATCAGATGATCCGCGAAGCACTTTACTGGAGTCAGCAAGGGTGGCGTAACGGTAGCATCATTAACTTAAATCCAAATGCTAGTAAGTTACAAATTAAAAAAACACAAGCAGTAGTCGCTCCAATATTAGGGCAAGGTGCAGATGACTTTATACTAAATCAAAACCTTAAAGGTATTACCAATGATAGGTTGGTATTTAATAGACTCGATAATGTATTTGAAGTTCAAACAACAGATGAAAATGCTATAGCATATATCAATGCTAAGTTTACAAGTTATGAACATGTATTAGTATTTGATAACGTGTCAATATTTAATGACTTAATTTACGATCCAACAACAGGGTCAAGGCAACAGCGACTTAAAATTAACGGATACAACACAGGCGATTGGACTGGACAAGTTGAAGCACAAGGATTTGTGTTTAATCTAGACAATGTTGGTGAATGGACCGGAACAAGGTCATACTCTAAAGGTGACATTGTTCTTTATAAAACACAATATTACTCTGCGGCAGAACATGTTGACCCAAGTACAGACTTTAATTACAGCTTATGGTTAGAAACAGAGTACGATCAAATTAAAAAAGGTCTACTACCTAACCTTAGCCTTAAGAGTGATCAAATTAAAGACTACTATGATAGCAATGTTGCTAACCTAGAACAAGATGCAGATCAATTAGGATTTGGGCTGATTGGATTTAACAAGCGTGACTATTTAGAAAACATGAACTTAGATGATATCAGTCAGGTTAATGTTTACGAAAACTACATAAGCAACAAAGGTACAAAACGTGCTGTTGATTTATTTAAATCAGCTAAGTTAGAAAAAGAATTAACTGACTATTCGGTATTTGAGAATTGGGCAGTTAAACAAGGTGCGTATGGTGCTAACGCAAATAGAAGCTATATTGAATTAGAAGCAAGTGAAAGTTTGTTAACTGGTAATCCAAGTACAATTAGTTTAGTAAACAATGGTGCTACATCAACAGCTGATCAAACAGTAGAACTAGGCAACATTTATAGACAAAGTTATAAAGTTAATCTTGCAAATGGCGGACCTCTGAGTACTATCTACTCTAGTGAAGTTAACGATCTAGGATTACCAACAGCTGGCTACGTTAACATAGATGACATTAACTTCCAAGCATTCGACTTAGATGATCTTGGCATACTAACACCTTATCTAGAACAATTGCAGGCGGGAACTACAATCTGGGTAGCTAAAGATAACGCACATAACTGGAACATATACAGAGTTAGTACGTTGAATCAAATAATAACAACAGCTACTGATAACTTAGACGGAACATCAACACTTACATTCAATGCTCCACATCAACTAGCAAAGAATGATCTAGTTGTAGTTAAATATTTTGATGTTGCTGTAGATTTTGCGTACAGAGTAGTATCAACTCCTGGTATAGATAAAATTACAGTAAACTTATCACTACCGACAGATGTTTCTACAATAACAAGCCAAGGACTGCTATTTAAATTAAACTCAGTCAGGGTTACACAGCCAAGTGACATACTTAATTTACCTTTTGTTAACTCACTAAGTGTCGGTAACAGAGTGTGGGTAGACAACAACGGTCAAAACTTATGGACAGTGTTAGAAAAAAGATGGCCATTTACAGCAGAGTCAAGTTTAACTACTTTTACAACAGTAGCTGATACAAACTTTGGTGCCAGCGTAGCACAAAATAAAAATAGTCTGACTGCACTAGTAGGCGACAACCTCCACAATTCAAGTAGAGGAGCAGTATACTCGTTTGTTAAAACAGCTGACGACGTGTATGCTGAAAACTCAACACTTACACTAGCCGGTACAACCGGAGTAACTGGTTATGGAAATGATATTACGTTTGCTAACGAAATATATGCAGTAGCAGGTGCAAGTACTTCCAATAGTGGACAAGGATATGCAGTTGTTATAAAACAAGCAAATAACACTTCGATGGTCGAACACCAACTGTTAGTAACACCAGACGGCAATCCAACAAGCCTTGGACGTTTTGGAGATGCTGTTACAATTAGTGAAGATGGTAGATGGATATATGTTGGAGCACCTGGCAAGAGTAGAGTGTATGGTTACCAGCGAGTTGACAGACAATTACAAAGAGCAACATTTACAGGCGACGGCAGTACTAAAGGATATAATATATCCAGCTCTATTATTTCAGCAGGCAATGCTAAAGATCAAATTACAGTCGTTGTAGGAAATTCAATAATAGCTGATGATGGTTACACATTTGCAGGTAATGTTATAACTCTAGATGTTGCTCCTAAGGCAGGACAGGGAGTTAATATTACCAGAAATGAGACATTAACACTCGCAGGTGATGGATCGACACTAGAGTTTGACATTACAGGATTATACACAGTAGATGGATTAAATTCAATACAGGTATTTGTTGACGGTGTATTACAACGTCCAGAATTAGATTATTCGTTTGGTGCTGATAGTTCATTGACATTTGCATTTACAGTAGCACCAGCTGGTGCCGCTGTTATATCTATTAGGTCAGCAGATTACTACGAGCATGTTACAACTATAGCCGGAACACTAGGTGATAGATTTGGTGATTCAGTATCAACCACTACAGACGGTAGACAAATTATCATTGGTGCTCCGCTAGCAACATCGGGTGTGATAGATCAAGTAGGTAAAGTATACGTTTATGATAGAGACGTTCAACGTTTCCAACAGACTGTGGCCTCAAATAAAACATTTACAGTAGATCAAACACCGCAAGGCAGAGCTGAAGTTTATGTCAACGGTGTTTATCAAACAAACAGTACTAGATACATTGGCGGAACATATACATTTACTACTAAAACAGCTACACTAGCAACAGCACCTGCATTAGGCGACTTTGTTGATGTTGAAACTAATAACGTACAGCTAGTTGACACAATAGAAATGACAAATGCAAACCAAGGTTCGTTGTTTGGAAGTAAAGTTAAAATATGTCCAACTAACTGTTCAGTGTATGCCAGTGCACCGTCAAGCAATCAAGAAGTTCCTGAAGGTGGATCAGTAACAAGAGCTGTTAACCAGTCAAGACTTTACGGAACAATTACAGGAACAGTAGCTACTCCAACAGTAGTATCTGGACACAAAATAAGAATTAATAACTATCTTGTAACCTTTACAGGCACATCATTGGCTCAAGTAGTTACAGATATTAACAATGCTGATATTCCAAATGTAGTTGCAACAGCAACAACAGGTGATAAACTTAACATTTCATTGATAAATGTAGATGCTGGTCCTGTAGCAAACAAATTAGTAATACTACCGGCAACCAATGGACTTACTCCGTTGACTGCACTAGGATTAGATATATTTGCTGTAACACAAACAATAACAAATCCATATCCTAGAGAATATACAAACTTTGGTGAATCAATATCAATATCAAGTGATGCATTAACTCTAGTAGTTGGATCTCCAAACGGAGCAAGTAATTTAGAAGTGACACTTGACGGGGGTATAACAACATTAGACAGTGACCATACTGAAATTAGAGATATACAAACACAAAGTGGTGTAGTATATACATTTGATTACTTGTCATCAGCTAGCGATAGCATAGCATCTCCAGGAAAATTTGTATTTGGTCAACAGGTAGTTGATAATAATGTTTCAGAACTGACTAAATTTGGTCAAGCAGTTGACTACACGTCAGGCAAGTTGTTAATTACTAGTCCTGCACATAAAAATGTTTCTAGTCAGGTAGTTGGTAGACTAGTATCATGGAACAATGCTCTAAGACAAACTGCATGGAAAGTAATTAGAGAAGAAGAAAAAGTAGTCGATGTTAGTCTACTAAATTCTGCATTTATATACGACAAAAACGACAAGAAGGTAAAAGCAGAACTAGACTTTATTGATCCAATACAGGGCAAGATACTTGGGGCAGTCAGACAAAACTTAGATGTTGTTGGTGCTGAAGATCCAGCAAGTTACAATGTTGGGTCAGTAAACAATAATGGCATGACATGGAATAATGAGTATGTTGGCCAAGTATGGTGGAACACAACTAATGCACGATTTATTAATCATTATCAGGGAGATGTTGACTATAGATCAAAAACATGGGGTCAGCTGTTTGTAGGATCAACAATTGAAATTTACCAATGGGTAGAAAGTATACAACCTCCAGCAACCTATACAGGACAGGGAACAGTTTATAATACAACTAGTTATAGTACACATACTCGTGTTTCTGCTAGTGGAAATATTGAAATTGTTTATTATTTCTGGGTCAAAGACATACTAACAGTTGCACAAGAATATAACAAAACACTTAGTGTGAAAACTATGAGTGAATATATATTAGATCCTAAAGCTAGTGGCATTGCATACTTGGCACCAATTGCACCATCATCATTTGCAATGTATAATTCTAAAGAATATCTTGTAGCTACAGATAGAGTATTACATGTTGAATTTGACAAGATATCAACAGACAATAATGTTCACGTTGAATATGAATTAATTAAAGCTGGTGATCCTACAGAATTTTTAAGTGCAAGTCTATATAGAAAACTAATTGACAGTTTTACAGGTGCTGATAGTATCGGATTTAAAGTTCCAGATCCAACTCTGAGTGTAGCAGAATCGTACGGTGTGGAATATAGACCTAGACAAAGTATGTTTGCAGACAGGTACATGGCCTTAAAAAACTACATCATCAGAGTAAACAGTGTATTTGCTAAACATACTATGAGTGAGATGCGTAGCTTTACATTGCTAAACAGTCAAGAAGCTGAACCAATAACTGGATCAGGGTCATGGGACAAGCGTTTACTTACATATGATGAATTAACATATCAAAATCTTATATTAGTGCCGACAGGATACAAATATCTAGTTGCCAATGATGGCCAGAATAATAACTTATGGACAATATATGAAGTTCAAGCAGACGATAGTTTATTATTAGTCAGAGTTCAAAATTATAAAACATCAAATTATTGGACATATATAGATTGGTATGCCACAGGATATTCAGCTTTAACCAAACCAATAAACGAAGTTAGTACATATTCTAGACTGGCCACAGTTGAATCAATAACATCAACTGGCGACATTGTTCAGGTAACTGCTAACAGCAACGGTAAGAGCGAAAATTATGTTAGAACAACAACAGGATGGACTCGTATTAGCTTGCAAGACGGAACAATAGCTATATCAACATCGGTGTATGATTATACTCTTGGTAGAAATGGATTTGATGTTGAAGTATTTGATGCACAATACTTTGATGCAGAGCCTGTAGTTGAAACTAGACAAATCATTAAAGCAATCAATGATGAACTATTAATTAATGAATTGGCAATAGAAAGAATAAATCTAATAACTCTAATGTTTGAATACATTAAGAGTGAACAGACTAGCGTTAACTGGCTAGTAAAAACATCATTGGTAGACGTCGAACACACATTAAGAGACCTTCAGGAATATGATATCTATCAAGTTGATAACCAAGAGTTTGTTGAGAAATATATCAATGAAGTTAAACCATATCACGTTCAAATAAAAGAATTTAATTTAAAATACCAAGGTGAAGAGTTATTCAAAGGTAGCACAACAGACTTTGATTTACCAAGCTATTATGACAACACTTTAGGACGTTTTGTAAGTCCTAAATTATCAACAGATGGGCTACCAGGTAGCTACGCCAGTGACAACGCTATATGGTCAACATGGCCCTACAGCCAATGGAATGCAAACCACACACTGTCTATAGATTCAGTTACAGTAGTTAATGGAGGAAGTGGATATACAGTAGCACCAACAGTGTCAGTAACAGGTACTGCTACAACACCAGCAACATTTAAAGCAATAGTAAATACAGCAGGAGCAGTTACTAGAGTTGAAGTTGTTACAGCTGGCGCAGGCTACACAACAACGCCAACATTAACAATAAGTGGTGCCGGAACAGGTGCAACAGCAATAGCAGTAACTAGCCCAGGAACAGTTAGATCATACAACACTACTATCAAGTATGATAGGTATGAATACAAAAGTGAAATTGTAGACTGGACAGCATCCACTGTTTACAACCCAGGTGACCTTGTAAGACATAACAATAAAGTTTATGAAACAAATAACGCAGACGATAGTTCATTAACAGTTACGCAAACATTGTTTGATCCAGATGATTTTACTTTAGTAGATGCTAGTACACTTAGTGGCGTAAACAGAACTATGGGACTATATGTTCCAGCAGTTAGTGAGCCCGGATTAGACTTAGGATTGCTAATATCTGGTACTGATTATCCAGGAGTTCAGGTCAAGGGACCATTGTATTCACAAAATACAGGTTATGACATTGGTAACTTTGATGTTAATCCGTGGGATAACTTAGACTTTGGTCCTGAAGGTGAAGTAACATATTCTGAATCGTTGCTTGATACCAAATACGATCCAGGAACATACACTGATACATACCTAGGAACACTAGCAAGTGATATAAATGTTAGTGGTGGTGCGTTTATTGACACATACTCAAGTCATTCGCCACAAGAGCTAGTTCCTGGATCAGTGTTTGACACACTAAACATGAAAGTGTTTACTCGTCCAGGCGCAGATACTGACAACAATGGACATTCAGCACCATTTGGCAGTGAAAATTGGGTGTATGACGGAACAGCTGACACAAGAACAATTAATTTTAGTACACTAACTACAAATCCATTTGCTGTTAGGGCATTAAACATTACTACTGGATTAACTCTAAGATTTGAATATGTAACACCAGCGGCAGGTGCCGTAGACTATACCATTGATTGGTTAAACAAAACATTAACATTCACTGGTACTAATATATCAACAGGTGATATCCTAAGAGTAGAGAGCTATGGTATTGGCGGTGGAAATCAGTTATGGGTTGATAATTATTCAGTAACTGATCATTATGTAGATGCATCTACGCTTGTGTATATCGATGTTCCTGTTAACTTTGAACAAATTTATGAAGCAATGATTAAGTGTAATGGTTCTAGAATTACAAACTATACATTTGCAGAAGTTGACGAGTATACAACCAGAATTACATTTGGAACAAGCGGAATTAGTACAGTTAAGTATTTTGGTACTAGTCCACTAGTTCCGGGCGATTACTTACATGTTGCAATTTTAGGTTACGAAGGTGACGCATCAACAGTGCCTGGATATGTAACACATGATGAAAGTTTAGTACATACATCAAGTCATCCAAGTTCGCAATACTTTGATGCTACTGGTGTTGTTGAATATAGTTTGACACAAGACTTCCAAAAGTTTAATCCGTATACAGCAATAGTAGAGGTTGACGGAGTAAGACAAACTCCACCTGAAGCATTGCAATTTACTAGTGACGGATCAAGTGCAGGTCCTTTCTATCTACATTTAACAAATTGGAAAACAGCAGAAAATATTTTCCAAAGTTTAATAGCAGACAACGAAGTGCATGTGTTTGTGGGTGATAGACAACTTAAACTATATGAAGATTTTACAATATCGGCAATAGACGAAAGTTCAATACGATATATTGCAATGACTGTAGCACCTGCAGAAGGTGAAGTAGTTACAGTGTTTGTTGAAACTGCGTCAGGATACAAAATAAATTATAGCGGTGAACCGCATAGTATTGATAACACAATTGTGTTTGACACAGCACCTACTGTAGGATCTAGAGTAGT